ATTTCTAAATAAGTGTCCTCTCTCCCCTTAAAATACTCATCTATCCAAAAAACAGTGTTCGGATTGTAGTCAAATATACGTCTCTTTGCTCTCGCAATTAATTCATGTACTTTATCGTAACTCGTTTTATTCGCTTCATTTATGTAAAGAATATCACATCTTAAACCTTTCCCCACGTTATCTTTATCAAGTCCGATAAAGAAAATAACGCTACCGTTTCCAAAGGTGTATTCTGTTCCCATCCGAAAGTTGTTAGGGTTAAACCGCCCAGTCGATTTAAG